GTAAACTTTCAAGTAAGTGGTGATGTAACCTTTGCAATTTAATTTATGACAACAGAAAAACAAACCCGCACTGTTGATCTTTTAGTAGGTGCCTTTGATCTTAATCAAAGAAGAAAATTTACTTTAAATAAACCCGATGGAAGTCCATTAGTTGATTTATATTTTAAACCAATAACCAGATCAGATAGAGTAAGAGTTAATAGTATGGCTAAAGACGGAGATGCTTTAAAGGCTTCTACTGCTATGCTTTGTTTAATTGCTGAAAAAGAAAATGGTGAAAAAGCATTTATGCCTGGAGATGCAATAAGATTACAAAGAGAAATACCTGAAGAGGTTTTAAATCAATTAGAACTGTTTTTATTTAATGTAGCTGGCGATCTTGAAATAGAAGAAGCAAAAAACGATTAAAAGGGGATAACTGGTTAAATTTTGAGTTTTTCCTAGCAACAGAATTGAAAATGACAGTTAGCAGACTAAGAAAAGAGCTAACACAAGCTGAATTAATTTTTTTTGCCGCTTTTTATGAAAATAAATGGGAAATTGAAAAAGAACAATTGGATAAAATAAAATAAAACGTGTAAACTAATAAAAAACTCATATTTATGGCTTATTCAAGCGTTATTATTGATGTCGTAGATAAAGCCAGTAATAAGCTTAAGAAAATCAATGCATCTGCCAATAAAGCAGCAAAAGATTTTGCAAAATTAGATAAAAGAGCAGGAGGTATAACAAAAAGATTTAATGCTTTAGGAAAAGTATTAGCTGCAGGAGCTTTATTAGAAATTGGTAGAAGATCAATACAAACTGCAGCAGATTTTCAAAGATTAGAATTAAGATTAAAAATTTTAACTGAACAAACAGGAGAATTTTCAAAAGCTCAGGCTATTGCTACTCGTGGTCAAAAACTATTTGGAATGAGTGCAACAGAAGCACTTGAAGGAGTAACAAATATAACTTCGAGATTAAAACCACTAGGAGTTAGTTTAGAAGATATAGAAACTACTTTTATAGGATTTAATACTGCTGCAAAATTAGGAGGTTCAACTGCCATTGAAGCCTCAAATGCTTTTAGACAATTAGCTCAGGCTTTAGGTTCTGGTCGTTTAGCAGGAGATGAATTTAGATCAGTTTCAGAACAAGTTCCTTTAATACTTAAACCTTTAGCTGATGAACTTAATGTTTCAACTGGTGCATTAAAACAATTAGCAGCAGAAGGAAAACTTACAAGTGAAGTTGTAATACGAGCATTAAGAAAATTAGGTTCTAGCGGTGCAGAAGATTTAAAGAAAATATTAGAAAATGATCCAACACAAGTATTTAAAAATTTACAAAATGAAGTTGAACAATTACAAATCGCTGTTGGTTCTGCTTTATTACCAGCAGCAAAGGCTTTAACAGAAGTTTTAACGATAACCGCAAAAGTGTTAAATTTTTTACCGCCTGAATTTATTTCAATTGCTGCAGGAATAACTGCTGTAACTGCTGCTGCAACTATTTTGATGCCCATACTTAAAGCAATGTCAGTTACTGTTGGCGTATTAACTAAAAAATTTGTCATTTTAAAAGTTTTATTAGCTGGACCTGTAGTAGCAGCTATAGCAGCTGTTGGTTTAGCTATTACCGGAATAATTGGACATTATAAAAAACAAGCGGAAGAACAAAAAAAATTAACTCAAATTTTAGAAGAAGGAACATCTAAACAAGTTGAAAGTTTAATGGAAGTTAAACAAAAAGAATTAGAAGCAGCTGAAGCAAGATTAGAAAATGCAAAACGTGGAAAAAGTTTAATTTATCAAGATATAGCTGATTTAAAATTACAAATTGAACAATTAGATAAAAGAAATGAATCTATGAAAGAGTTAAATAAAATTATGGAACAAAATAAAACTTATAAAGTTGGCGATTTTACTTATGATACAGCTAGTGGTAAAGCTATATCCGGTCCTGGAATAAAGCAAGAGGAAAGAACTTTTGAAAAAGGTTCTGATAATGAAAAAGCAGCAAATAGCATAAAACTTTTAAAACAAAGAATAGAAATAAAATCACAAGAAAATGATATAGACAGAGAATTATTAGAAAGACAGTTTGAATTTCAAAATAAAATGGAAGAAGTTATGGGTATAGAAGATGAAGGTTTACGCCTCGAAAAAAGTAAATTAATTTTAAAAGATTATCAAATTGACAGACAGGAAATACTTAATCAAAAAGTAAGAGATCAAGTTTCCATTTCAAAAGAACTTGGTGATACTTTAGAACAAGGTTTAGTAGAAAATATTAAAGGTGCAATAAATGGAACACAAACTTTTGGTCAAGCTATGAATAATGTATTAAATAGTTTAAAAAATAAATTAATGGATAGAGCTTTAAGTAATTTATTTAGTGGAATAGGTGACGCAGTATTTGGCAACGATTCAGGAAATAAAGGATTTTTAGGTGGAATTTTAGGATCAATATTTAAAGCTAACGGTGGTCCTGTAAAACAAGGTTCGAGTTATGTTGTTGGAGAGCGCGGACCTGAAATTTTCACTCCACGTGCTTCAGGTAATATTACACCAAATAATGCTTTAGGAGGTGTTACAAATATGATTACAGTAAATGTTGATGCAAGTGGTTCTAGTGTGCAAGGTAATGAACCTCAATCTCAGCAACTTGGTCAAACAATAGCTCTTGTTGTTCAAGAAACACTTGTTAAAGAAAAAAGAAACGGAGGTTTATTAGCATAATGGCTACATTTCCTAATTTCAAACCAAAATATGGAGAAACACAAACTATTGAATTAGATAATATTGTAGTAAAACTAGGTGATGGTTATGAGCAGAGATTAGTTAGAGGACTAGCTGCAAATAAACGAAAAGTTATTGGTAATTTTGTTTTTGAAGTTTCACAAACAGATGCTAATACAATTAATACTTTTTTAAATGCACGTTTTGATGATCAAGAAGCCTTTGACTATACAATTTCAGGCGAATCTTCAGCAAGAAAATTCAAATGCACAAGTAGGCGTGCATCTATACCATATTTAAATAGAGTTACTTTAAATTTAACTTTTGAAGAAGTTTTTGTACCTTAATGGCAATACCACATTCAGAATTACAAAAATTAAATCCAAATTCAATTATTGAATTATTTGAGCTAGAACTTGTTGAAGGTTTGCATTATGCAACTGGTAATCCAACAAATGTTCCTACTATTTTTCGCTTTCATGCTGGTGGTAATATAAGTACTTATGCAAATATTGTTTGGCAAACAAATACTTATGAAAGATTTCCTATAGAAGCAAAAGGTTATGAATTTACAGGAAAAGGGCAAATTCCTAGACCAACTTTAATTATGAGCAACTTAGGAGGCATTACAAGATTAGGCTCTGTTATAAGAGTTACAGATTTATTAATAACAGTAAATTTAATAACGGCTCATAATGATTTACTTGATGCAAAAGTAACAAGACGTACTTTGACAGCTGATGCATTAGATGCAAGTAATTTTGCGGGCAACACAAATCCTTTTGGTACCCCTAGTTCAAATGAATTTCCAAAAGAAATACATTTTATTGATAGAAAAATTCAAGAAAGTAGAGATTTAGTTTCTTTTGAATTAGTAAATAGACTTGATATGGAAAATAAAAGAGTACCTGGACGACAAGTAACTAGAAAAGATTTTGAAGGTGTTGGTACTTTTATAAATTAATTATGAATGAAAAATGTAAAAAACAAGCTATACAGCATGCTAAAGAAGAAGCACCAAATGAATGTTGTGGCTTGTTTATAAAAACAGAAAAAGGTTATGAATATTTTAAGTGTAAAAATATTTCGCATGCATTTGAAACGACTTCTTTTATTATTGACCCATTAGACTTTGCTGATGGTGAGGATAAAGGAGAAGTGGTAGGTGTTGTTCATTCTCACCCTCAAAATGTATTAGAGTTTTCAGAGGAAGATATTGTAAGTTGTAATTCAGTTGAAATACCTTTTTACCTTGTTTGTCCAGATTTAGATAAAATGATTGTAATAAAGCCTAAAGAAGATGCTTAAAAAAATAAAAGTTTATGGATTTATAAGAAAATATACAGGCCAGAGTGAATTTATGGCTGACGTTAATTCACCTCATGAGGCTTTTAGTTTTTTATTTTGTAATTTTAAAGGTCTTGAACAAAAAATGGTTAAACAACATTTTTGTGTAAAAGTTGGAGATAAGCCAATAACTGAAGATCTTTTAAGTATTAGAACAGAACAAGATATAAAAATAATTCCTTTAGTACACGGTAATTTTATTATGTTTGTTGGAGGATTACTTTTAAAATATGCTGCTAAAGAATATATTAAAACTAAAATTATTTCAACAATATTAACGTATGTTGCCGTTAGTATGATTACTCAAGGATTAAATAATTTAATTTCTCCTCAACAAAACACACAAAATCCTCAATCTAGGGAAGACCCACTTGACCCATCTTCTTTAGCAAGTAATTATTCATTTACTGGACTTACAAATATTAGTCAAGCTGGTATTCCAGTAAATCTAGCATACGGTGAAATTGTTGTAGGTTCTATTGTGGTATCTAATGGAATTGATACAGTTCAAGTAGAGGGTACAAATTAATGCCAATAAAAGAATTTGATCAAAATACTACTTTAACTAATCCTGATTTACCTAGTGGCGCATTATCTTCAAAGCAATTTAATACTATAGTAGAATTGCTTTCTGAAGGAGAAATAGAGGGAAGTGCAACAGCATCAAAAAACGGCATAACAGATAAAACATCTACTGCATATATAAATAGTTTTAAAAAAGATATTTTCTTAAATAAAACACCAATATTACAAGCGGCTGCAAGTGTTACAGCACCCCAAGATAGTGATTTTAACTTTCAAGATGTTGGCCTAGATTTTAGAGACGGAACTGCAAATCAAACATTTATTTCTGGTATTAAAAATATTGAAACAGAAGTTGGTATTGGTACAGAAGTAACAGTTGCAAATCCAGTAACACATACTGTTAGTCAATCAACAATAAATGCCGTAAGGGTTACTTTGAATTTTCCATCAATACAAAGTTTTAATGATGAAGGTGGTATAGATGGTCGTACTGTCCAGTTAAGAATTAAAACAATAGAAAATGATGGCACTACAACAACTGTTGTAGATGATTTAGTAAGCGGAAGATCAACTAACGCATATTTTAGAGATTACTTAATTAATTTAAAATCAACAACCTCTTATCCAGTTC